CTCCATAAAACTATCTGTTCCTGAACCGCCGCCTCTAACGATGTGATGGCCAGGTACTTTATCACGCCAAGTCGTTGGACCTGGATTTGCTTTACTAGCAAAATGACGGCGGCCGATGCCAGATAATACTTCTGTCATTGGACCAAACCGTTTGGGGTTGAAAAGATAACCAATTGGATCTTGCTTACGTGTCGATTTAGCGCGTCGTCTTAAGAAACCCAATACTCTGGCTTTATCTTTACTTTGCAAGGTGCTTTTTGCTCAGCATTTGTCTAATACCACTGCCGACACCTTTAGCTTTATCTTTTAAATCGCCAACACTACGTTTAAGCTTTTCACCTAATGTAGCTGGTCGTTGTACTTTCTTCTTACCCATCAGCTTATACAAACCCGGTAAACCCAAACCACCTGCTGTTGCAGCAACAGCTTGTCCTGTGAGCCTGACTGTGTGCCTGACATTAGTCTTGAGGTCGTTGAAGTTCTTTGTCATGTCATGTAGTTTTGACTTAGTCGAACTCAAATTGTCTTTAGTATCGAGTAAGCTAGTACGAGTCTGTATTTTCTTACGCAAACTATCTGAATCAAGTAGTCCAGAATTAGTGCGCTCTGTCATTGATAACTTACCATCACTGTTCTTGTCTGCTGCTTCGAAGATTGAGCGCGTAACCTTACGATAGTTATCTGATTTACCCTCAGATCTCGCGTCTATTACATCCTCTAGGTCCATGTCAGGAAATGCTAGCTTGTAGAAAGCTTCTACCTTATCTTTAATTGTCATTGTCTCTTGCCTCCCTTGGCATCAAATATGTTAATTAGCTGTCTAATCAGTAAATCCCTCTTCTTATCACTTATCTCATCACTGACCTTAGTATCGTCTGATTTACCAAAGACGTACTTTGTAATAGGATGGCCGTGAATGTTGAAGCCCTTACGTAATAGTGGTGCTTTAGCTAACGTGTTGTGGGGTTGATCTGACATTAGCTCACCAATAAAGTCAAAGGCTTCATGTGGTAACTGTCCCACACCTACAATTTTGGGCTCTGCTTTGAATTTAGCGTTACGATTCTTCTTCAATACTGCTGCCTGACCACGACTAATGGTGTCGCCGGCAAATATTCCCGTTTCGATTGCCGTGCTAGGATCTATGCCTGTAACATACACCTTACGCGTCATCGGCGCAACAAGTGTCTCAAGTATTTTACGCTTGATCTTAACACCGCCGCTTCGATATGTGCTGTCAAGCTCTGATATCATAAAGTCTTCTACCCTATTTATATCATGTGTAGCATCTAGTAAGTCTTGTGGATGTACGGCTCCATCACGGTCAAGTTGGTCGCCGGCTTTAACCTTATCACCTTTCTTAACCCTGAGCCCTAATCTCTTAGCTATGTTGTATGATTCACCATTGACGACGACATTATAGCCACCGACAACTGCTGTTATACTCTCTACAACACCGCTGACCTTACAAATCACTCCACGGTTAGGAACTGTTTTAGGTACCTTAACCAAATCTTCTACTCTACGCCAGCGCAAATCCTTAGCACCAATTGTTCCACCGGTATGGAAGGCTTTCATCACTAATTGTGTTACGGGCTCTGCTGCCGTTGTACCTGCAAGTGCTCCAATAGCGAACCCAACTTCTGGCAGTTTACCTGTCTCTAACAATCCCCAACATTTCTGACAAATACCGGTCATGTACTTACACTTCAATGGCGATCTAACCATAACTGTTTTAACACGCATTTCGGCTTGTAGAGCTGTAGTCATTAACTGACCATTATAACGGCCGCCGATGATGTATCTGTCCAGCACGTCATTCGAAGACAGTGGTAATTCCACGCCTTCACTGGTTCCACAATCAATGCCTGAAATCACTACACCTGCCGCCGCCGCTAGCAATGTCTTACCAAATGCACCAGTATCTGCTGTTGATAATGACCTACCCATTAACCCTTTTCTTGAGCCAGGAAGTCCCGCCCAATATTCAGGAAGAGTAAAGCCTTCTGAGAATGATTTAGTCAATGGCACCTCAACTGCTTTGTTATTATGATCAACAACAGCAATTGGCGATAATATCATTTGTTGGATTTGTTCGGCTTTACCTGACATAACACCGGAGAGTATTGCTGCTTTAACCCAGCTATTACTTTCCATACGTTTTAACAAGTCCTGCATGAGTTTCTTAGCCTCAAGCATAGCGGGTTCAAATCCTTTTGTCTTTACCTTCTTAATAGCATCATTCATGATCTTGTCTCTAGCCTTCGTCTCACCACCAAAGTCATTTAGTGTAAAACTAAAGCCAAGTACTGTTGAGAAATATGCGCCGTAGTCCTTAATCGTGTTCATTATCTCTGCTGTCTTAGTCGGATACTTCTTAGCTGCTTGTGTTAGCAAGCCAATGATATACTTCTTATCCATTGTCTTGTTCTCAACCTTCATACCATCGGGGAAAGCTTTTCTAACAAGAATTCTGCCTGCAGTTGTCGCCGCCGTTTTGACTTTGATGCTGTCATTGGCTGCAATTTCCTTCTTAGCAAGTGCTTGCAATGCCGCTTGGTCACTGGCGAAGGTTTGAATTGGTTTTGGCTGAACTGGCTTGGTCATGAGGTAGATTCCCAGCACAAATTCTCGCGCCGGTGTGTTGATTAAGCTCTCGCCATGATTGCCTCTGCCACTAAATATATGGTTTGATGGCAGCATGGTGTTAAGTGCTTCAAGTCTGGCTTCTTCACTTACAGGAACTGCTGTTGATGCCGTGTCGTTAACCACACAACCATCATTCATGGTAAATGTATGTGATTGAGGTACTGTTAAGTCATACATTTCCTTGACTTCACCTGTGGCCTTGACATCAATAATTGCATCCAGGTAAAAGCCCTTGATTTTATCCATTCTCGCTTGTAGGGTCTGCGGCAATGCCCTACCAGTTTCTTTAATATCGTCTAATACCCATCTCGGTACGAAGCCATGCTGGAGATTACTATCCGTTATTGAGCGTAAGCTGGTGAGTTCATCGTCTGTAACAGGCACAACACCCACTGGTTTGATCTTAGCACGTAAACCAAGCTCTTCTCTGTAGAAATAAGCTTCTCTGCTCATTCTAATGATCATTCTGCCCCTGCCATCAGCACTATGTATTGTGCTTTGTATGCCCAGGCTCTTTAAAAAGCGTTGAATCTCTCTAGCCAGTCCACGATTAGCAAGTCTAACTGCAGGATATACCTTATTGTCTTGCCTGATGACAAACATACTATAGCTAGCAAGTGCTTTTAGTGCTTGGCGACGATAACTGAGTGTGGTCTGCCAAATCGGTTTAGGCAATCTCTTGCCACTATCGATGTAGAAGATAGTCTTTAGTACATGACTGAAGTCTTTGTCCGTTATCTCGAGTATGCCGTCATCAATGTATAGATCATTAGCGCAACCAACAGCATTTAACTGTAACTGTAGCTGCTTGAGCAAGTCTTCCTTCTTAGTGTAGTAAATAACGCTCCCACTTCTACTGACTCTAGTGAGTAAAAGCGTAAGCATTGTAAACGCTGCATCATTTGCTAGTCGAAATAATGACTGGAGCTCGCCCTCATATCCTAACATGCATGGCATGCATTTAAACTTGGCATCACCGGGCTTAACTTGGACGAATTTCTCGCCGCCGACATCATAACAAACCAGGCTATGACTTGCTGATGTAGTTAGTACTTTACCATACCATGTCTTGGTGATTACTTCTCCGCACATTTCTTTATGCCAGGCCTCAACACCAAATAATCCCGTTTCATTACTGTACAAACTAATACCAGGCACTAATACTGTGTTAGTTACTGGTGACGTCTTCTCACTTAAGTCACAATCAACAAATCTGCTGATGTTTAGCTCGGGTAAATAGTCATAGCACATGTCGTCGTTGTAACAGCTAACTACGGGTAAGTCAAGCTTTGCCTTAATAGGTCTAACACTCACATGGCGTAATGCTTGAACATTACCAATAACACTATCATAAAAGAACATACCATCTACTGTCATGTATGTATTCGTGCCAGGTACTGTTATGTCGTACATTGTTTCTTTGCCTACATATTCTACTGATTTAACAATATCCCAGCGCAGGTTTGTGTCTGCTACATATTTTCTTAATTGTTGTAGGTGTTCGTGATTAAAATCTGGGCTGAGATTTGCTAATACTTCTTTAAACAAAGCACGGCTGCCATAACCTTTTTTCGTCACCTCATTTAATTTGCCATAAATACGTTTATGCTCCACTGTAGCGGTACGTGGTGCACCATGATTTTTCATCATTGCAATTGCTAAGGCGGTGGTAATAGGTATTGGGTCCATGCGTGAGATGTTTCTATCTGTTGCATCAAACTCTTTAGCCTGTAGTTTTTCCCATACGTCTTGCTTGTGTTTGGCTTGAAACTCAATCTTATCTCGTAGTTGATTTGCGAAGTCTACGGTTGATATTGTTAGGTTGTAATATGTTTTATCAACGCCATGTAGTTTCTTGACATATGGTGATATTGATGAAAAAATGCCCAGCAATGACAGCAAGTATTGCACATCTTTAATTAAATGCAAATTCTCTGAATGATAGCTTACCGCAAACCTATTGTTTTTGTTTAAGTTGATCGTGCCATCGGTATCAATTAAACCAGATAACATTCCAAGTAAAAATGAACGTGGTGCTTCGGCAAAGTATTCTGGTAAACGTTTGTTCGCAGAACCTGATCCTATCTGGTGGTACAAGAAACAACTAAAATTAGCACAAGTCCAACGATAAGACGTTGAGTGTGATTTATGCCCATTAAATTCATGTGGATTCTCATATACATACTCACCTGATAGCGGCATATATTTAGATAGAGCCTGACGAATTTTAGCGACGATTTCTTTTGATATACTAGCTATTGCAACTGTACCTGGCCTAGCATTTTTGCTATTACGCAAATGTTTAGGCTTCCAGCCGCACCAGCCGTCGCCGACGAACGCACCAAGTAAATAACCTTCTAACTTGCCCAACTTAAAATCAGTACTAACAAGAGGCTTGCTATGCACACCATGAATCTTTACATACTTCTCTAAATCAATGTTAAAAATCGTTGGGTTGTGTAAGCGTGATTTATTGTGCAAGTATGGGCTTAATTTGCCAACACAACTTTGTGTAAGTGTTGTTGTTAGTTTATACGCGTCATCAATGGCTAGTATGGTGTTGTCTTTTGAAACAAATGCTGAGCCATGTCTATGATAAGTGACACTATACATATCAATGTCTTCATGAACTGTAAAATCAGATACAGGCAAAGCCTCATGCTTGCCTTCCTTATCAATTGACCAAACTTTAATACCCTCTGGTACTTTGTAATAACGAACGCCCTTTACTAGGTAAGCATTGCCCTTATGCGGGAACTCATCTAATAACAGCCTAACTGGAATCTCATCTTTAAATACAGTGACTAATTCTTTCTTTAACATAGTAATCTCCTCTTTACTTAAACTTAATAAATTGTCTAAGTTGAGTGTAGCGCGGAGATCCATGTTAGTCACCAATAATTCTAAATAATCTTGTAATTTCCTTTGATTGATAATAAAATCTTTTTTAGTTAGCACATTTATGATAAATGAAGAACTACATAACCCGTTGATATAACAGTACTTCTGTGAATCTCCATCAAAATCCATTCCGAACCCTGATACGATTAATGGATTGACCTTAATAGCTTTACCATCTACTAGTTGTGGTTTGAACGCTAATACACTCTGCTTATGTAATGCTGGTGCACGTGATAAGTATGTTGGTCTGTCTGCTACCACAGCTCTAGCTGCTTCAATTACACGTGTATCTTCTTCACGCTCATCTGTTCTACGGTTATATTCATCATCGATCATCTTACGTGCTTCAATCGGAGTATAACCTCCTAGGGTAATGAGGTGCTTGCGAATAAATGGCTCATATAGTTTTAACGCCATCTTTTTAGGCAAGCCCACGTCATCGAGTCCAAGCTTTGGATCAACAATCACTGTGCTTCTACCTGTAAGATCTCTTCTACGGGCAACAACTCTACCTTGAAACAAGCCAGTTTTGTTTTCTCTGCCTTTAATGATCTTTAACAAGCCCTTGAACATTGCCTTAGGAGTTTGTGGGTCAGCAAGACCAATCACGCCCTTAACTGATTGATATAGCTTTTGGCCAAGATCAGGTGTTGTATTCAAATCAAAGCCAGTGCGCTTAAGATCCTTAATCTGATTGTTGATCAAAATAGTTTCTCTGTAGAATTGTGTTGGATCACTGATATTCGTCTTGCCATCTGGTGTAGCATAAATCGGTCTGAACTTAGCAGGAAGTACAGCAACATTTCTCAAGATATATACATCTTCAGGACGCTTCTTCATTTCCTTCAACGAACTCAGGAATCGTAGCTTCTTAACAATGCCATCCCTCGCCGTCGGTTTTGATTGTTCTAGTTCTTTACGTGTAGATTTTACTTCTGCGGCAATATTGATGTCTTTTAACATCTGCTCAAAAGCAAAGCCTTGAGTAAGTAAGCCAATGTCGTTTTTACTGTTATTTTTATTTCCGCTGAATCTTACTTTTTCATCGTTTTTAACCACCGACATTAATTCGTCTACAGCCCTGGAGCCACGTGGTGTTGCGGCTAGGTTAGAGACTCTGTTTTCGTCCTCTCCCCGCCCTGGTAAAAACCCGTCATTTTCACCGTCATTTTCATCAGTTTTAACAAGTGATTTTGTCTTGGAATTATAGGCAAGCTTTCCATTCATAATAGCTTTAAACTCTGTAGTCTTCAGGTCCAGCACACGACGTATGGCTTCCTCAGCTAACGGATTAGGAACTGGTTGTGAAAGTTCAATATGGTTCCAGTACGTACCCCCCATTCCCCCTGTAATTGCTTCGTCAAATAATCCACCTTTTTCGGGGTTCATCTTTGCGTCTACAACCTTTGCGTTATGTACTTCGCCACTACTCATCGCCAAGATATCGGCATCTGTTAATGGTACGGCTCTAACCGTATCGCCATCTTTACTCAAGTTAATACCAGCGGCCTTCATGTAGGATAATAGCTTCTGCACAACAAATGGAGTATCGAGCTCTTTACTAGGTAGGCCAAGTTGATAGTTAGTCCACCACTCATCATTCTTTTGCGACAGTAATGTACTGACATCATTAAGGTAGTGCTTGGCGCCGCCGGCTAGTAAACTATACACCTCTAATGCTCCTGCGCTTTGGCCGCTACTGCCTTTACTACGTTTTGGACTTTCCTCAATTGTGTAGGCTGAACCTGGACCTGCTCCTCTCGCACTAAACTTTTTATCTACGACGTGGGTTAGCTTGAAGAAGAATGGTACACCAACAAATACGTCCTTAATAGTCTCACCACTTACTGGGTCGAACAAATCCTCATTCAATTTAACGCCTGAGTCCTTAACGCGAGCCCGCACATTTGCTAGTGTATTGTTATTACTATACATCTTAACTAGTTGCTTGCCTTTCTTCAATCCGACCTTGCCTAGTGCTGCCTCAAAGATATGATTGGGATTGATACGGCCAGGTACACCATAGGGATTAAAGACGAGGTCAATGACGTTACCTTCCTTATCTCTAAGCATGTCTTTATCTGGCACTACTCTTGTGACAATGCCCTTAGCTCCCGCTTTTTCACTGTTGCCTGTCCACATTGGTTTGCCGTTGCGACGCGTGTAATATATATGATTCTTAACATCAAAGCTATAAACCTCACCTTTATAGTGTGTGATATGTTCGAGCTGAGCATCTTGCTCACGGACATGTCCGTGATTAATTTGAGGCTGATTTTTTGCTTTGACTATTCTAACATGATATACATCGTGCTTGGCAATAATTTGATGACCATTAACTAAGCCGCCAGTTACCGCCGACGCCATCAAAACTTTGATATTAGCACTCCACCCCACTTTTAAAGCGAGCTCTTGCACGTCATCCGCGAGTTGTTTACTACTTGTGATATACATTTCACTACCACTATTACAGATACTGCCATCGCTTTTAAATAAGCCCTCCCACAAATATTTAAGGTCACTAGCTGAATAAGACATCAACTCTCGTGGTATGCGTTTGTTGCGTGCTTTAACACCAATCTTATGTAGCCACAACCACAATTGTTTGTCACGCCATGAATACGTGTGGGTCGATTGAGTGAAGTTATACTTAATCTCTAATGTTTTGAACAACTGCTTCAACCACTGTATATGATTAGGTTTGATTTGACAAATACTGATCCGATAATTGCCGGCCTTAGTATTGGCTGTGATCCAACCATCACCTATAATAAAGCCAACAAGTTGGAGAAATGGCTTTAATGCAATTACTTTTTCGGGAATGATTCGGCTTTGGTTTTCGCCACGACCACTACGATGTGCATGAGCTGGTAACGTGATTGTTGGTGTATCGGTATTAGTATTAACGCCGTCCTTTTTAAATCTAACGCGCTTTCCCAACACTTGATTAGCAGCAATAAGCTCATAATCAACACCATATCTCCTCTTCACATAAAGCTTATGATTTAAAGTAGCCATGATTGAAAGTTGTTGGGTCTCTAATTCATAAACGTCTTCATCAATACTATAGGTAAAGATAGAGCCGGGTTTATTATACTCAATTACACCACCATTAAGTGTACATACACTATCTGCTGTTGTTATTGTAGATATTGGCTTCCAGCCCTCAGCGGTTAAAACATCGTGATCTGGGGTCAAGCACAATTTATCGCCTTCACCCATACTGCTTTCGTATGACAATAAGACCTTAACCATCTTACCAGTACGTATGGCTTTGACCACTGTACCGGGATGAGACTTTGTCCATGTACTGCTCATATCCATTGCTTGATAACCCAATCTCTTGATCAATCTATCAGCGCTCATGTCTGGGCTTGGTTTAGATTTGACTACGCATGGTAGTAAGACATCACCCTTGCGAAATACCTCACCCTTCTTAGGCAAGTCCTTGCTGTCAAATCTCTCGGGATGTATGTTGACTGACATGGCTGGGAAATGGAATAGGTAGGCTTCAACACCATAGATGTGATCCTTACTTAACTCTATCTCTTCTTCTGCTTTGTGTAGGCTTGTGAACTTATCAGCACATGACTGTGATATGACTAATCCGTCTTCGAAGTTGTAACCGTAATAGGGCATGTAGGCTGTTCTGATGTTTCTGCCAAGGCTCAAACCCCCGCCGTTCCTGTTGTAAGCTGTTTCTGCGATTTGTTGGCCTTTTTTGACTTTTTCGCCGACCTTTACTGTTGCTGACTCTGTATAGAATGAGCTTTCGTTCAGTGGATAATTGTGCCTCAAGTATATGGTGTGGTCAGTACCATTAGCTAATTTAACAACAATTTTATCTTTGGCGACTTTGACAACGACGCCGCTTACCGCCGACGTTTTAAGATTTTTACCGACATAATCTTCATAACCGATTCCACGTTTAAATTCATTTTGTACGAGTGGTGCTTCAGGGTTCTTTAGCGCGATTGCTTGTTCGTAATGTTTACTGCCCATGAGTACTCTATTACTACTGCTACTACCTACAAATGGTACGGCGTTTGTTGCTGGATCATGAAACATCTTAGCGCTGCGATATATGTAGTCAATGCTTGATGCTGGTCCCTTACTCATACTACCATCAGCTGATGATATTATGATTGTCTTACGTCTTGGCGTGGGCTTACCACTACTCCAGTCAAAGTCGTTGTAGAAGCCCATCTTCTTATCTGCTAGGTCTACTGCTGTTACTGTGTGAAGTTTACCTTTAGTATCATATACATCTAGGGCGAAATCCTTACCGATTTTCTTAGCACCAATGGTTAACGTGTTGGTAATACCTATGTTCCCGCTATTACCTGACCAGAACGCACCACAACCTTTACGGCGGCAGTAGAGTCTGCTGCCAGGAACTGTTGCGCAATAAACCATGCCATCATACTTTACGAAATCTTTACGTGCATGCCAATTTTCATCTGTTTTAATCTGGCGAGTCTTTCTTGAATGAATATTAACTGCGTACATCTTCTTATATTGTGGTTGTCTGTTATCTTCACGCTCACTGATTCTGCAACTAACTCCAAGCGAAATTAATAGGCGTTCAACACCTTTGGCTAGTAACTCGCTCGTTGTATCATAGCGACTACCATCTGATTTACCATCACCACCCATTAATCCATCTAATAATCTTTGACGAGCAGATGCTGGCCATGCGAATGCTTGTTGTGGTATGTACTTTTCATGGCACAGACCAAAACGTTTGAAATAACTTGCGAGTTGTTTACCACAAGTAGTGAAATCTTTGCCATCATAACTCCAAGTCAAGCCTAAAGCATCAAGTAAATCACTGATAGTCTCAACATTGTCAGGGTTTGCAGTTAATACTTGTGTTACTCTTACTCTGTAGTTCCCACCTGTGTGACCTTCAGCTATATACCAACCCAAAAACTCTGCCCAGTCATCTAATGCAAAGGCGCCGAATTTTGTTTGGTTACCACAGCCCACCTCTACCTCTGGTAGTGTGAAAGTGTCTTGGCTTGTTCCTCGATAAGGAACGACGGCGGTAATTGGCATCACTCTTGTAGCTTTGTGTGCGTGAATGGATTCGGCTGTTTCAAATCTATACTTGGAGCCTGGATCTGTTGGTCTAACCCACATCCTATGATTTGGAGTAACTAAGTATTTGACAGTAGTGCTTTCAAAGCCACACATCTCTCCACGATATTCCTCTGCAAAGAGGCTGACTGCTTGAGCGAAAAATAACTCGTCAGCATTTGTCAAGCACGCAAAGTGTGTGTTATAGTCTACATCTGTCCATGGCACCCAACCCTTATTGGTAAATACTTCGGTATCATCGCTAAAACACTCTGGTGTTCCAGTTGGGTCTATGATTTGCTTTTGTGTGTGATGTATTAATCTCTTCTCATCTGGGACTGCGTATGTTGATTTGATACCGCCCTCACCCATAAATGTTAGCTTGTGTCTGTTACGTGCAATACTAATTGGATTGTACATGTCATTATATCTACTCAGGTCATTTTGAGTGAACGTACCCTCCATGATGTTATTGAATAGTGTTGGCGAAAATGATGTTGAGACAGTTGGTGATCGATCTAGTATCTTGCTAACTATTTTATCAATGCTTGGCAAACCCTTTTCTAATCTTTCCAGGCTTATATCACCTGCGTCTAGTAAATATTGATGGGCGAGATGTTCAGTGTCATCTGCTGGTACTTTATCATCTGCTAGTTTTAATACCTTGGCTGATGCTGTTAGTAATAGCTCAGGCGAAATTTCACCATAGGCTTTACCCAATGTAAACTTAGTCACGTCCTTATCTAGTTCTTTTGATTTCATGTATGACAAAACGTCGGCGACCACGTCCGTCGCCGGTACATATGGTCTGAATTTCTTGTACAACTCATCAACCACTCCCTCTTTATACTTCGCTTTGTTCTTGGCTAGAATAGTATTGCCCCATGAATGAGCAAGCTGAATATCACTAAGGCCAAGATCGTGAAGTATAGAATATAAATGAAAATGCCTGTTTTGGACTCTGTACTTGAACTGTTGAGTATTAGTATCAAAGATAATGCGAGTAGCACCACCAGCTGCATTGACATAGGCCTCATATAAATGCTCCTCTCGTTGTCGACGAACAAAGACACCCTGTTTAAGTCTAGTTTGAAACGCAAACTGCCAGTCATTTCCTTTAACAATGTATGAACTCAAGTCTGTTTCGACTGGTAAAATGGCGAGCTTCCAATCCTTCTGTTTGTCAAGGACCTTGTTGTTGGCACCTGTAATTGTCATATCAGCGGTAACTAGCTCACCGAACGTTCCGCCTTTTAATTTAGCATTTAATTGCTTGGTTGTGTCGCCTCGTTCAATGCCGTGTAGCTTGACGTTACTCATGTGTAATTTAACGCCTTTACGAGATTCAATGACATGACCATTTAACTTCTTAAAAAACTTATCATATAAATACTTGGGCAGATTTATAATCAATCCCGAATTCTTCATCCTATTACCTCACCAGTTTCTTAATTTTTGGTATCATTTTAACTAACTCTTCTACATCCTTCTCCTCAACACCAAATGTTTTACCAATTCGTGTGGCTTCTCTTATGCCCTGTGGAGCGTCGAGAAAGTACTTATCTATCTTACCTGGAAATATTATCCAATAGTGAACAAGTGAGGATGCCACTGCAAATGTCTTGGGCTTCATCTCACGCATCACCTTAGGTATTATATCAATAACGCCGTTGAAATAATATAAATCTTTAACTCTACGATACATATTACATGAGTCAATGATTCGCGATGGGCTCTTTAGAGCATTTGCTTTGACGATTACGACGACCTTGTTACGAGCATACTCACTTACAATTTCCATGTTGTTTACTCCATAATTTTATTAGTACTTTAACTGTTTAAATTATGGAGTAAACAATGAGTAAACATAGTAGCTTAGTGAGAAGGTTCGCAGAGGATGTTGGCAGCAATTTGAAAGGCTTGAAATATATTGTGAGGGTTGAACAGTTCGACTTGCAGTATGATGAAGAGGTTGCGCGATACGAATTCATACTGAATAACGTACCCGAGCAGTTTAATATAATAACAAAAAAGATGACAAAAGGGCAAAAAAGTGACACCTTCATCATCTTCCTAGAATATAAAGAATTTCTTAATTCAGATAAATCAACTACCATTAATCCCACGGATTACCCACGCATAACATTCACCGGGAGTAATGTCTCTACTCCGTCCATTGAGGATGAGCTCTTCGGCACTTGATGTTTTAACACCACCAGGTGCTGAGCTTGATGCAGTATCCCTCATGTAGTTCCAATTGTTTGGGCTATCTAACATACCTTCTTCAACTTCTTCCTTACCATTCTCACTTCTATCAGCTATAATTGCTGACTTGCCAAATAAAGTAACCAACTCTTTTCCAAGTGTTGACTCATCTTCATTGCTTGGCTGTCTCTTTTTCTGTGGGCTGATATAATCTACTATCTTATCGAAACTCATTTTACTGCGCCTCCAAATGCTTTGTCCTTTAGTCTACGTTGATATTCTTTCATCAATAGATTTTGGTCTAATCCACCTAGCTCAGTGAGTTGTGGTGTTTGTGCCCCTGTGAAGGTTCCTCTTTGTTGTTGGATCAAATCCCTAACTAGTTGATGAGGTACACCACGTAGTGCTGCATTAACTGGGCTACGGAATCTATTGGCGAAGTTTGTCATTGACCGTGATACTTGTGGTGCATATTTCTTATACATCTTACGAGCACCAAATGCTGCTCCACCAAGTAATGCTGGTGCTGCTAGCCCTGGAACTGCAGATAGTAAATTCATTGCTCCATATGTACCTAACCCAGCTAGTCCTAATGGTAGGACTCGCTTAAGTCCATCTCTTAATCCACCTGTCTTGTTGAGTGCAGCAATGATCTTAGCATTTTCTTCACGCTTGAGCATCTCCGCAGGTGATATCTTTTTATCTCCTGTTAAATACTTACCCAATCTATACATTGGAATACCTGCTAGTGCTGCTAGTCCAAATGGTGCTGCTGTTCCAACTGCTGAGCCGAGATGGCCTAGGCCAGAACCAAGTAAACCAAGTAATCCACCACCGCCAGTTGCTGCCGCCGCTGCGGGTGCTGCTGCGCCTGCTGTTGCTCCTGTGGCCGCTGCTGCTCCGCCTCCACCTGTGAGTAGTGACATTAAGCCCTCCCAGCCTGCTTGTGCTCCTGATCCAATTCCACGTAGTCCTGAACCAACACCTGGGTTCACCGCATTAACTGTTTTTTGGAAGACAGGGTTAACCGAAGGGTTTGCTTCCTTAACGATATGCCTGTCGTTAAATTTATCATAAATATTCATACTCTATCCTATCGACGCCGACATACCCGTGCCGCGACCTGGTTTTTGAACTGGATTAATTTTAATACTCTTGGCTGCACGACTGAACTCCATCATCTTCTTTTTGATGTCCTTAACGAGACCTGGCTGATTTTGAGCCAGCATTTCAAGCTTCCACTCTTTAAGATGATCTGGAACTTCCTTCAAGAAGCGATGAACTTGTGCTTCTCTAATATATGTGTTGAATTGCTGTGTCGTGTCCTGCGTTGCTGATAGGGATGACTCTTGTGTTATGCCCTTAATAGTATCATCGACAATCGCAGATGAGTCTGAACCACCAACAATCTTTTGTTGAATAAGCTGTGCCCAACCACCATAAGCAGCTGTAATAAGCTGAGCTTCACCACTAGCTGTTGCCATTGTCTTTTGTGCTTTGGCTTGGATAGCATGTTGTTGCTCTTGTTGCTCTTTAAGTAGTTTAAGTCTTTCTTTTCTTTCACGTAGCTTGATCTCGTTCTCTTCTTCCAAGTCATAACCTAAGTCACGTAGTACATGCTTACTTGATACTTGCTCGGATGAGAGTAATGTCAGCGCGATTTGTTTTTGTTGTGGATCATCAGCCATTTTAAAGTCACGGTGACGTACCTTAATCTTTGGATAATGAAAGTATCTGACAATACGTGGGACAAGGAAATTGTTTTGGAAATCATCAAACTCATCAATCTCAGCCATGAATAAGTTCTCTAATATTCTCAAGTTAATACTAGCGCCACTGTATGCCATATCGCCTGAAAGTAGTGAAGCTGGCAAATCTAATGCAGCAGCTATGTTTTCTCTAATGAATGCCATTTGTGAGTCAACATTTAATATCTTGGCATCACCTCTAACACTAACCTCTTGCACTGGTATAGGTGAGAAATGAATTGAGTTTTGATCACGGTGCCAGCGTTGAATTGCTGTTTCCATACGCCATGTCCATGTAAATAATGGATAGTCACTATGAGGGGCAAAGCCACCCGTCGCCGCCGGTGTTAATATTGTCATCGGCAGTGCATGACCAGCTGCAATAGCTTCATTGGCTCTGTTGTATGACATCCACAACCACACAAGTTTAAAAATAGGAACGAGTGGTGGTATAGCAAATGCTTCATCATCATGGCTCGGTCCATCTGCATAGAATGCATATGTGTTGTCTTTATCTAGTTTGATTGTTAAATCATCACGTAAAGCCTTTAAGACTTCATCAGGTGTATCACGGACGAGGATTGGATCTACATTCTCTTTCTCTAGTGACTCCTTCAATCCCTTTGGTGGAATCCATACATACTCTTTCTTTCCTGATATAGGATTCATGAGTACATGTATTTCTTGTGGACGCCAAATACGTAGTGTGAGGTCATTGATTCTCGCTACAAACTTTCTATCACTACTATGCTCTGTTGTGTGCTCACACTCATCGCATTTAGCAAACCATTTATAGTTGGAGAATTTCCATTGCAGGCCTTTAATCGATTGGCTGGTTCCACATCGCGTACATGTCAACCATCTATCGTGTGGATATATGATTGAAATATAAGCCTGGCCATAAATATGCTTGTTGTAGTAAATCTTACGCTTGCGCTCTCTGATCTCTAATGCGTAGTTGAAGACATCTTTCCAAACAGCTTCAATCTTTTCATTACCTTGTTCGTGAGAATATATGTTCTCCGTAACCACATAAGCTGCTTTCTTGCGAAGAGCTGGTGCGATTACAGGGTTGTTCATGTATGTGTATAGGCACCATCTAAACATAGATTTAACGGTCAACGGCATGTACTTAGTTGATAAATCAGATGCAGGGTGTGGATAATGTGCTATTCCATAACCATTACCTGCTCCACCGCTACCAGTTACCGCTACATCATTAATAGGCATTTTATGTCCCCTTCTCTATCCGTAAATTGATATAAATTTCCACCGCCTCTAGTAAATCTTTCTGCCTCTGCAATGGATCCCATTTATCTCCGGCAAATGGACTCGTCTTCATTGCAAATGCTTTGACTATACTAGCCTCAAGTGATTTTCGTGGGTACTGTGGCTGCATGGCTTTAAACTGTGGGGGATAAATTACAAAACCATTAGTCTTACAGCTAGCTATGACGTAGCCGATTACATCATCATCGAAATCTTCATCAGCAAATGACTTCACAGCCTTTGCTTCGTGTATTGCCCATGCTATTTCAAATGGGGATGCTGCGACAATAATGCTCATGTTGTTTATCTTACCATTAAATGCTGTGACAATCTTCTCAAATCCGACAGGAGATGTGAAAAAGCCATCAGTCTTTAAGAAAGTCTGCAACGCCATTATTTTCTCTTTAACTTCATCGCTGGCGTTCACACCAAAATTACTTTTGATGTTCATCCACAATGTTAACGGCATTACATCTAACCAAGTGTCTTGGTACTTCGAGTATAAAGCATTGTATAATGTCTTTGTTGTTACAAATCTATTCTTAAAGCTTTCCAATACCATACCTCCTTACCAAGCCCAACATCTTCTTCTTGATTGCAGGTGATTGCTCTACATATGCAAGAGGGTCGCGTTGAAATCTATCATAAGTTTGTTTATCACCACTGAAATCATCTGGAGTCATGCGCATTGCTGCTTCCATTATTTCCTGACGTTGAATGTCTAGTTTTACATCAACATCATCACCATCAACACCCATAGGGTCTGTGTAGATGCCAACAGGTTGTGGTGTTTCAGCCATCTTTTTAAAGCCAACAACAGTTTTAGCAGGATCTACTAGCGAGAAACCATATCTACTCTCAAACCCAGCAATTTTATCAAAAGCTTCAAGGTGTGAAATCATTTTCAATAAGCTGTTGCTGTCGTCGGCCATAACTGACGCTGTCTTGCTCCAGATATACTCAAGTATTGAGTTACCTGATAGGGTAACGAGCTCATCACGTTCGTGTAAGCCCTGACTAAAGAAGTCACCAACCTTGTCTTGCATAGCATACTCTAAGATTTGTGGTTCATCAACAGCATGCCCTGATGCTGTGGCTGTCTTGAAGAAGTTGGTGCAGTTAACTACACGTTCAACTAAATCCATGGATGCCATCTTGGAGATGAGTCTATCACTCATTGAATCAATTGAGCCTTGATCTACAATAAATGTGGTTGTGTTCACGTCCTGTAGGTCAATGCTAATATCTTGTTGGTTAGCTGCTTTAGTAATCTCCTTAACAGCCTCATCAATAATATCTTTAGGAAGAGAAGTTGCACTCTTGCGTAAGAATGCTGCACTGGCTTGAGTAGCTTGAGGGTTGTAGACAGGGAACGCACGCTTCAATATCTTTGAGCTTGCAATCTTAACAGCAAATGCTGAGTCAGGTAGTTTGCTTACATCCTCAGGAGCAACAAGCACCTTCTTTAAGAATAATTGTGCGTCTGTCGCCTCTTTAATAAAGTCGGGGTCGTCGTAAAAATCAACAACTGAGCCCGCTAGTGAATCTATGTAATATGTCTTCATCATCACTCCCTTATTATTGTTGTTGTCCGGCCATACCTGCCATCATTGCTTGTTGTAGTTCTGGAGGCATTCCACCTTCTTCTCCACCTTCTCCACCACCTTGCATTGCTGCTGCTTCTTCACCGCCTTGTGGCATTTGCTCACCCATCATTTCTGGTGGAGGTGCTGCGCCTAGTGCCATTGGTGCGCCTGCGATTGCTGGATTTGGTGCCATACCCATTGCACCACTAGCTTGTGCGGCTTGTTGTGCCATTTGTTGGGTTTGTTCTTCCATTAACTGTCTGATTTGACGTTTTAATGTTAAGTTCTTCACCATCTCTTCAAGGTTTTTGTTCTCAGATAACATTGGATCCGTAATAGCTGGTCCAGTGCTAATTGATGATCGGAGGTCTTGTTCTAATTTCTGTGAAAACAACTGCACTAACTGTGCTAAGTTTGCAGGTGGTTGTTTCATCATGAAAGCTTCAACTGTTTTAGAAACTGGATTAGATTGTATTCTAACCTGATCTATTTGTGCTGCAGCTACATCAGTTTGATCTGCTGCTGTTTTTTCTTGTGATTCATACGCTTCGTGAAGTTCACCAACACTTTTCAGGAAGAGGCCTGTACCAACCTTATCCATCATAGATGCACCTTCAAGGATCGTTGCAAATTTTTCTAACATGTTATACTCCTAAATATTTGTAGAATTCTATTAAAAGTATGACCAGCCCCAATAATTAGCATATTATGTTATAAGAGTAGCGTACATTACCGTTTTTAGGAGAGCATTATGAAGTTGATAACCATTACACCACAAAGTGACGCAATCGATGCCCCGCCCTACTATGTTGTTAGGATTAATGACTGGGAGGGCAAGGTGAAAACTTGCACTAATGCGAGAGTGATGCGCAGGCATCATAGCGTCGTGATTAAATTTGCAAAAGCTCTGGCAAAAACCTATAAGTGTGACTTGTGGGATTGGAGTGAGTGTCCGTGTCGCGTCATAAAGGGTTAACGCCCTTTTTATTTTTAATGAAAAAGCCGGGTCGCCCCGGCTATACATTTGCAATTAGTTGTTGAGAGTTGATTATCCTTGTGCTAAACAAGCATCTGCTGTTGTAGTACATGATGCCCATGTTGCGGCATTAGTTCCACCAGCATTAATACGCCATGCACCTGTTGTACCGACAA